TTCTGGCCAGAAGTGATCCTTGAGCGCCTGCATGTCATCCCAGGTGACTGGCAGGGCATAGCCGCGAACTGTGGCCCGTTGCGGCGTCTTGGCGCGAGTGTGCTTGATCGCCACTCGCAGTGTGCCTTCCCATGGCGTTCCTATGCAGCCAGGCGTGGCGTTGTCCCACACTTGAACACAGACACCACGTTCGCGATCAACGTAGGCAATAGTGGGGCAGAGTGGATGTTGAGAGTATTCCTTGGTCAGGTCGACAAGTCGTTTCGGATCAATCATTGCGTGTCCTTTGGGTTAGCAAGATAGCTTAGCCGCATTGACCCCGAGACGCAACTGCAATACGCTAGTGGTAGATGAGGGCCTTGAGCACGATGGAAGTGCTGGCTGGTTCTTAGCGGAATCAGATGGCAAAGCATGAAGGCAGTTGATCGCGCTGAAGTGCTTTGTTTAACGCCTGCGAGGGCGTGGTGTGAGTTCGATTCTCACAAGGTCCACTGGGGCTATGCGTGAGAGGCTTAAACGTAGGTGATCGTAATCCCTTGGGTGAAGCGTCACATTCAATACCTCGGGGATCACAGGTTCGAATCCTGTTGGCTCCACTGGTTGTTTCGATTCTCAAAGCGATGGAGGTAGAGTGATGCGAGGCATAGTGTTTCTTTATGTGTGTCTGTTGACTGCGACGTGTTACGGCCAGTTTCCGTACCAGCTCGATACGCGGCCAGCTCCGTATGTTCGGTACGGTGAACGGTACGCGCCACCACCACGACTGTACTCAGGTGGTAGGTACATCGGTGAACTGAGTTCAGATCGCTACGCGCCAGACTCAGTGTCCAATCCCTATGGGCGTTTCGGAAGTCGCTACTCATCCGAGTCGATCAACAACCCCTATTCACCATACGGGCAGTATCGCACCAAGCCGATCTATGTGTATCCATCATGGAGCAGATAGAAACAACCGCGCGAGTCAGGTGCATCTTCTGCGATAAGCCGTTTATGATTCCGCTAAAACGAGACTGGTCGAGTCCGCTGTACGTCATGCACATGGAAGCTGAGCACGAGATGTACCGAGAGACGCTAGTGAAGATGCACGCCGAGATGATTGAACTGGCTGGCGAGTGTGTGGCGGCAGGCGTGCGGCCAGCCATCATGAAGCGGGCAGACGAGCTAAACGCATTGTTCAAAGAGTTAAAGCAGCGGTTCGGTATTGAGTGAGTTTAAGAAAGTCGCGAATGTTTGCTGTATGGGCATATCTCTTCGTTGCATACTGGGACCTGTGTGGTGCCGTTGTCGTCGTCGAGCGTGTCCTGAAGCATTTCATCTCGTACATCTGCCCAATGCGGGATAGGCTCCGCGATTCACCAGAACAGAAACCATCCACATACGGTTAGTTCGAGTGCCCGGCGTGGCTCCGGGCACTCAAGTAGATGAACACGCTTGGCATGGCATGGTGCTGTCGATCTCTGACGAGAGGCAACCGACGAATTCGGTTCGAATCCGAGCCCGGCGCTTTTTAGACACACGGAGTTAAACATGCTTCCAATTGCGATTAGAAACGATGTTGTAAATAGTGGACTGGCTAACTTTGAATTCAGTTGCCAAGTCTTGGCGGCGCTCGCCATTTGCGCGGCGCTGTCGTATTGCGGTAACGTCATCTACTGTCAGCTTAACCATGCCATGTTTATCTCCTTTGGCGGACGTGCCATGCGACACCTTATCGGCTCCGTTTTGCTTTGCTGTACCCCAAGCAAGATTGTCGATAGTGTTGTTGTCTGGATTGCCATCAAGATGTCTGCACTGCATTCCATTTGGGCGTGGTGCGCCAAACAGCGTAAGCACCAGTGTGTGAATATGAAAGCGATGCGCAGCCCCGTCGTGATAAAGCACAACGGCACGATAGCCAGTAGGTGTTGTTGCAGGATGTTTTTGCTTAGCACAATCCCAAGATACGATTGGCTTCGATCCACTTGCTCTGCCATAGACAGACAGTATTACTCCACGAGAATTGATCGCGTACCGTGGAAAACCAGGTATTACACGAAAGCCATCTGGCGGAATAGAATTAGCCTCAGACATGCCTTGTTCCTTACAAACAGGGTGGTGTTGAGAAGCCTGTCCGACCTAGTAAATCGGACAGGCTTCGTTTTTATGAAGGGTGCATTGTAGCATGAAACGCATTGAAGTCGCATCTGGCGATCAGTACGGGGATTTGCAAGTCATTCGTGAAGTCGAATCGGCAGACAAGCGCAAGTTCTTGTGCAAGTGCTCTTGCGGCAATGAGGCGACTATCCGCCTGGGTCATTTAACCAGCGGGCACTCGACCACCTGCGGACGCTGTGGGCTATTGCTGAATGGCGAACGCAAGACAATAGCCGAATGGGCAAAATTGTATGGGATAAACAAAAGCACTTTGCGAGCGAGATTGAAGGTCATGGAACTTGCTGAAGCCCTGAAGCGAAAGTGATCAAACGTGCTTCCAGCGTTCTCGCCGAACAATTTTGGATATGCTCGCCTGATTTACAAAGAAGTCTTTGGCTATGGATAATTGCGATTCACCGTTTGCGGCGCGTGCTCGAATTTCCAGGACATCGGCAGCCGTGAGCTTGGCAAGGCCATTATTCTCGCCAAGGTTAGATGTTCCGTGCAAAACCCTGTCGTTCTGATTGTCGCTTCCTGTGCCCCAAGCAAGATTAGAGACGTGGTTGTTGGAAGGCTTGCCATCGAGATGCCTGCACATCATGCCAACTGGGCAAGGTCCAACAAATGTCGAGAGAACAAGTGTGTGCACAGCGATTCGTTTCGATTGTCCATTATGGAAAAGGTCGACTCGGTTATATCCGTGCTTGTCTTTTATAAAAGTGACTAAACGAGCATCACTCCAAGGCCTATTTTTGCCCAGTGCGTTTTGAGGGCAAATCGAAAGAACCGTACCGTTTTCATCAATGGCGTAACGTGGGAATCCAGGAATTACACGAAATCCAGCGGGAATGGTATTATCTGAATCAGACATTGCCTTGCTCCTTACAGCAGGTGGTGTTGAGAAGTCCGTTCCGATTTAGCAGATCGGGCGGACTTCGTTTTTATGACACTTGCATTGTAGCAAAACGGGTGATCGGTGGAAACCAAAACGTCAAGCCCTTACTACGACCTTATCCCGAAGAACCCAATCGAAAACCTTAAATGGCGAATGCGATGTCGTGAACGCGCCATGGTGGATAAGAAGTTTCGAGACGTGCTTTATCAAGCGTGCATGGAAGACGTTTGCTTTTGGATGGCTGCTTTTTGCTGGGGATACGACCCTCGCGCCCGTTTCAAGATCGTGCCGTTCATCCCTTATCCGCACCAGCAATCTGTGTTCATTGCGATGGATGAAGCCATCGACACAGCAGAGCGTGAAGAGCGCGCTCTGGACGTGATACTCGACAAGTCGCGTGCTCAGGGCGGTTCGTTTGGCTATCTGTGGATCGACCTTCGGCGATGGCTGCGAGATCCAATGTTCTCGGCTGGCTTCGTGACTCGAAACGAAGACTTGATCGATTCCAAAACCGACTCGAACACTGTGCTGTGGAAAGTCGCGTGGGCACTCGATCGACTTCCGTTCTGGATGCGGCCCAACTTCGAACGGCATCTTGGCCAGCACGCTTTCATCAACCACGACAATGGCTCACTGCTGCGCGGTTACTCCGCTGGCCAGGACGTTGCAGCCGGTGGTCGCGCGACGGTGTTCACAGTGGACGAAGCTGGAACTCGTGACTTCGTGGCTGGTGGGAAGGACGAAGCGGTTCAGGAATCGATTCAGGACGTGACCAACTGCGTGAGGATGGTCAGTGCACGTTACGTCGACGATGGCGTGTTTCATCGGTTGTGCGAGAATCCCGACACTAAGAAGAACGGCCTGCATCTAGTTTTGGATTGGAAGGATCACCCTCTTCAAAACAAGCACTCGTACATTGTGCGCGAGGGCGTTCCGATCGCCATGAAGCCCGAGGATCAGCCAGCAGTCAGCCAGTACCACAAAGAAAATCCTGATCTTCGGAACAGGCTCGAAAGAAAAGGCTTTAAGTTTGACGGAGTTGTTCGAAGTCCGTGGTACGACTCTCGATGCCTGCGGCCTGCGGCAACTCCGCGGCTAATTGCCTCGCAACTCGACCGCAATCCTCGCGGCGCCGTTGGGAAGGTGTTCTCATCCGACCTGCTCGACCGCATGAAGCGAGAGCACTGCAAGGGGCCAGTGTGGGTCGGTGTGCCAGTGTTCGATTCCGAAACGCTCAAGCTCACTGGGTTGATTCGCAGGGACGATGGACCGCTGAAGCTATGGTTTCTTCCTGGCATCGACAACACGCCACCAATGGGACCGTTCACTGCTGGAGCCGACATCGCTTCTGGCGGGGTGAGCGCCTACGCTTCAAACTCTGTTCTGACTGCCCTGGACAATCGAACGGGAGAACAGGTGTTGGAGTACGTCGTCAAAGGCGTAGAACCACGTCCGTTCGCACGAAGTTGCGTGGGGCTGTGCATGTGGCTGCGAAACGCCTTGCTGGGTTGGGAGGACTCAGGGGCGTCTGGTGGATATGCCAAAGAAATCATGGAGGTTTTGTATTATGGAAATGTGTTTTTCCGAAACGTGACACAGCTTGGGTCGCAGAAGAAAAGCCGCAAGCCTGGCTGGCCGTGCCAAGATCCAGACAAGGCGGATATGTTCGAGCAGTTCTCGCTGGCCATGCAAGATGGCAAGTGTGTTCCACGTTCGGAACAGATGATTGTCGAGTGCGGGGAATACGAGTGGGACGGTTCGAAGATCGTGCATGCCCCCACGAAAAACAGGGGTGCGACTGACAAGAATCACGCTGACAGGGCCATCTCTGCTGCTGGCTGCTGGCTGGTGTTTAATACCGACAATGCGGGTGATAAGATTGACACAAACGAAGAAACAGGTCAAACTCCGCAATATGGTAGCTGGCTGTGGCGCGAACAGCAGGAGCGACGAAATGTGAGATCCGACAGTCCGCGATACGGTATTCGAGACGTTCTTAGGCACTAACAATTCGGAGATAAAACCCGATGGCAGATAAGATTGAGAAGGCAGAGCCGACCTTAGAAGAGAGGCTCGACAAAGCGACTGAGATCCTCATAGATCAAATTCGCCCAGCCATGAAGCCACCTGAACAACTTCAGCAGACCCAAGCGTTGCTGAACATGGCACACGCAAAAGAAAGATTGTTACTCCTTAGCGAAGGGAAGCCCACACCGAAGAAGTCAGGGACTAGCGCTTCCTGAGGCGCTGACAACCACAAGGCATAGACGGAGTAGCTACCGTCGAGATGCCGTTTAACATCGCAGCCTTTAACGGGGGTCTGCGTTCACTTCTTAAAGGAGGAACGTAATGCCCAGTAAAGGCGAAAAAAGAAAAGAGCAGCAACTACGGCAGCGACCACAGCGACTGAAGCGACAAAGGCAAAAGCGAAAGGAACGTAGCGAATGGTGGAGAGGATTCAGAAGCTCGCTTGCGTGCGTGTCATGCGGAATGACTGATTGGCGGTGCCTGGAGTTTCACCACAGAGATCCAGCAACGAAAAAATTCAATGTGTCTGAGACTATAATGTACAGCAAGGAATTGATCATAGCTGAAATGGAAAAATGTGACGTGCTTTGTGCAAATTGCCACAGAATCCACCACTGGGAAGAACGAAACCAAACCTAGAGCGATACACTGAACTTCTGATAATTTTAACAGGCAACCAAGGTCGCTGACCGGCCAGTCGCGACCAAGGGGCCAAGTAAACACAAAGCCGTGCAGGGCTGCATTCCTTGCATGGCTTTTTTCGTTTTACTTGGCTGCCTGATTTTCCTTTTGAAACTGCATATGATCGACCTCTCCAACGGCGAAAAAAGAGGGCGGCTGTTAAAGGCCATCAAATCATCGCGAGAAGCGATGGAACCCTTTCGTCGTGTGCGCAAGGAGTTGATCAAGGACTACGTTGGGTCCTGGTACGCCGAGGGCGGCGCAGAGAACAAGACGCTCATCAACCTCATCAACCAGACGGCGCGCATTTACACGATCTCGCTAGCGGCGAACAACCCGCAAGTCTTGGTGTCTACTCCGCGATCAGAATCGATTGCGTTCGCTCGCAGGTTCGAAGTCAATCTGAACAAGCTCATTGGCGATATGGCACTGGACCAGACGTTCAGAGATATTGTCATGGATGCGTTCTTCTGCCTGGGCTGTGGCGTTGTGATGATGCGTGACACAGACACGCGGTTCCATGGTCTGCTCGAAGCGGAAGAGGATGTATGGCTCGATCCAGGGGAGCCTTGGTTCAACCGAGTGTCGTTGGACGACTTGATTCTGGACATGACGGCCAAGGAACGGAGCAAGATGCGGTACTGCGGGCACCTCTACCGCGCCGATTTTGAAAAGGTCATGGACGAGCCTGGCTATTCAAAGAAAGTCAAGGATAAACTCAGCCCGACCAGTCGCACGCACCACGATGCAGTTGGTTCAGTTCGCGACATTGCTTCAGAGCACGGAAGTGCTGAAGACAATGACTTGAAGGACATGATATGGCTGATGGACATATGGATCGCAGAGAACAACTCCATTGTCACAATGGCTTGCGATCAGGACATCGAACCGCTCATTGAACGCGAGTGGACTGGCTCTCAAGCTGGGCCATACAAGTTTCTGTCTTTGGGCGACACGCCAGATAACGTCATACCAACTTCGCCAGCGGTCAACCTGAAGGGCATGCACGACCTTCAGAACAGGCTGCATCGCCGAATGGAAGAGGACTCGGATGCTCACCGAGTCGTAAATGTGTACCCGCCAGGCATGGAGGACGACGCAGACCGATTACGGACCGCTGAGCGGAACGGCTGGTACCGCGGTAAGAGCCCAGAGCAAATCAAGCAGTTCGAAACGGGCGGCGTTGACCAGCGGGACATGGCGCTGGCCACGTTCCTGCAAACCGAGTTTGATCGCATGGCTGGCAACCTTCAGGCGATGGGCGGGCTTGGGTCGCAGGCAAGCACAGTCGGCCAGGAGGAACTGATCCATGGCCAGTTGTCTAAAAACGTGGCCGACATGCGGCTGGCTGTAGTGAACTTTGCTTCTGCTTGCATCTTGGACCTTGGGCGGTTGATGTGGGAGGACCAGACACTTGAACTACGCACTTCGATGCCTGTTGGTAATAGCGGTATTCAAGTCAATGCCGATTGGATTTCTCCGCTTAGTCAGAACGACGATCTTGTCCGTCAAGGGCTTCAGTCCCCAGCTAGAGTTGGAAACTTCGAAGATTATGAATTTCGGGTGGAGCCGTACTCGATGGTCTTCAAGACTCCACAGCAACACCTTCAAGAATACTTCCAGGTGCTACGGGAAATCGCGCCGCTATGGCCCATGTTCCAGGCATCGGGCGCAACGCTGAATGTCCAGGTGCTCGTGAAGGAAATGGCTCGGCTGATGAACAAGCCAGAGATCGAGCAGCTCATCACGTTCGCGACGCCGAGTGACATGCTGGGCGGAGATCAGAACACCGTGCGGTCACCTGCGGTTACGACGCGAGAGACTGTTCGTCGCAACGTGCCAAGCGGAGGTACTGAGCAAGCCCGCAGTAACGCTCTCATACAAACGTTGATGGGCGGCAAGCCGCAGGTCAACGGACAACAATCTGCAATGTTAAATAGGGCGCCAGCATAATGCCCAGGAAAACAACAAAAGTTCAACGTTACTGCAAACAGTGCGGAGACCAGTTCTTTGCTTTGCAAAGTGTTATTGATAAGGGGCTTGGCATCTTTTGTAGTCGCGATTGTTACCTCGCTTCCAGCGGGAAATCGCCTGCACGACCAATGGTAAAGCGAGACTGCAAGCAATGCGGAAAAGAATTCTTCATCAGACCTCGCACAGCAGATTCAGGGAAAGGCATCTTTTGTAGTCCAGAGTGCTGGAAAGAATCTCCAAAGCCTGCACCCATTGTCACATGCGGTTGCTGTGGAAAAGTATTTGCAGATCCAGGTAGATACAGGCCTAAATACTGTTCGCCTAAGTGCTATCAGAATTCACGACCAAAGGCAGTGAAAGAACCGTCGAGACCTCACAAGCATGATAAGTGGGTTCTGGCTATCATCCTACGAGACAAGAAGTGTGTTCGATGCGGGACTTCGGAAAACCTACAGGCTCACCACTTGAAAACGTGGAGAAGCCATCCCGACTTGCGTTATGAGGTTTCAAACGGCGTAGCGTTGTGCCCATTGTGTCATCACGCACAACACCCAAAACTGCCGCTTGAGCGATTCATAGCGTCAGGCGGGAAGAAGGTTCAGCATTGCGTCGTTTGCGAAACGGCGTTCTTAGTCAGGAAAAAGACACAGAGAGTTTGCAGTCGGAAATGCGGATGGAAGCGCAAAGCAATGCAAAGGGCACCAGCATGAGCAAGATCGTCCAGAAGTACAACGGCAGGGTAGTCACCCAGGAAGAACTCGACAAATTGCTTCCAGTGAAAGAGAACTGGCTCGAAGCGCCGTCGATGACCGCCAACACCTACACCGAACACGATCCGCTCATTTCCGAAGCGTTGGGTGTGATGAAAAGCCAAGTCAAGGAAATGAGGGCGACACTGGAACGAGAGAAGATCCCAGGCGTTGCCATTTTGGACAACGGACAAGCACGTATCACCAGTCGCCGCGGGCGCAATCAACTGATGGCGCTTTACGAAACCATGCGAGGCAACAAGATGCATGACCATGATGGCGGCTACGGCGACCGCTAAGCGACTTCATTCAACAACCCAGTAGAGAGAACCACACAATGGCAGTTCAAGACCTTTCCGACGTAACACCAGACACCACTAGCGAAGACATCGCCGCTTACGCCGCGCAGGTGATGCAAGAAGTGGAGGCAGATCGCCAGGGTGAACCCGACGAGAAGTCTGACGCTCAGATCATTGCCGAGCATTCTGGCATTGTCCAGTCAAACGATACACCTGCTGAGAAAAATTCCAGCAGTGACACCGCCATTGATGATGGCGAGGATTCCGGCACCGCATCAGAAAGCCCTAAGTGGTTGTCTGATGACGTAAAGGCCGAGGCAGCCGCGTATGGCATTGATGAATCGGAGTTGGCCGAGTTCGCCAGTCGCGAGGAGTTTAATCGGGCGTTGAAACTGTTTGACAAAGCCGCGCTGGAAGCTGGCCGCAAGGCAATGGTGGAAAGCGAGGAGAAAGTCGCGACTCGAAATGAGAAGGGTCAGTTTGCCAAAAAGGAAGAACCGAAAGCCGACCAGTCTAAGGGGGCAGCTCCAAAGGATGGACGGTATCAAGTTTCGCTCAACCCCGAGATGTACGACGAAGAGATCATCAGTGAGTTCGGACGACTGACTGAGCACTATGAATCTCGGTTTGCTGCGCTGGAAGCCCACTTCATGGAAGCGAGCGCCAAAGCAGAGGAGCAGCAGTTCGACAACTTCATTGACTCACTTGGCCATGCTGACTTGTTCGGCACGACTGGGAAAGAGTCGGAGAAGGAACTGGAGCGTCGTAGGGATTTGAACGTAGCCGTCAAAGCTCAGATGATCGGGCTCGAAAAACTGGGACGGCCAGCAGAGCTGTCCAAGCAGTTGATAAGCCGCGTAGCCAACATGGTGTTTGCTGAGGAACTCAGCAAGAAATTACTTAAACAACAGACTCGCAAAATTTCCAGGCAGAGTGACGGTCGGCTGGGCGGAAGCCCAACTAAGCCACAACCGCCATCGGATAATCCCGCCGATCACTACGATCGGCTCTACAAAGAAATGCAGCGGTCATAACCAATAAAGGAACAGTGCAAACATGGCACTAACGATTGACCAAATTGACGATTTCGTTTCATCGATTCACCAGAGGTTCGCTGGCGAATCAATGCTGGCCGCGCAGGATCTTTCCCTGCCGCTGCAAGAGTACAAGTACGCTTCGCGTCTGTTCAGTGGCAACCTGAAGAAAGACACCATGAGCACCTCGCAGTGCAAATGGAAGGTCAAGGTGGCCACAAACAACAACTTCTCCGTTGTCGGTTTGTACCACCGTGATTCGTCAGGTCGCGTCAAAACGATCACCGAAGGCGAGTTGAAGTGGGGTATGACGACCAACAACTACCACTACGACATTGACGAAGAAGTGTTCCGCACTGGTGGTCGGCAAATTTACGACTACCTGGCTGACCAAGAACGAGACCTGATCACGTCGTTCTACCAAGGCATGGAAGACCTGATGTTCGGCCCTGGGCCTTCTGGTCCTACGGTCGATCCGTTTCCGCCTGTGTCGCTTCTGTGGTGGATCACGGCAACGGACGACGCCACCACGGAAAACAATGCCGAAGAAGGCTTCGACGGTGTTGCGCCAGTGGGTTGGGGCTCCAACGGTATCGGTGGAATCGACCCAACGGTTTACGACCAGTGGAAGAACCGCACGTTCCCTTACTCGGAAGTTAGCCGTGAGGATTTCGTCGAGAAGATCATCAACTCGATGGACCTGTGCTCGTTCACGCCACCAGTAAAGCGCCCAGACATCGTGGATCAGACTCGCCATGACTGGGAGATCCTGACCACGCACAGTCGCGTGGCTCAGTTGCGCCGCTTGCTGCAATTAGGTAACGACAACATCGGTGATGACGTGGCTGCGCACAGCGGCGTGGTCTATCTCCGTGGCGTTCCCTTTAGCTGGGTTCCAGCTTGGACCAATGCGGCCAGCATCAACCAGCGCACCGATGGCGTTGTCCTCGGGGTGAACTGGGCGACGTTCCGAGCCTTCCATGCTCCTGGACGCCAGATGCGCAAGCGTAAGGCGTTCCAGCACCCAGAAATGAGCAACGTTCGCGTTCGCTGCATGGATGACGCGGTGCAGATGGTTTGCTTCAACCGTCGCGGTAACTTCCGTGGCTACTGCACCAACACCGTAACTGAAACCGCCTAAGCGGACCATTTCAATTGTCCAACAGTTGGACAATTGAAAAAAGCAAACGTCTGTCGGCGGGCGAGACGATAATCCACGCCCGCCACTTTTTCATTTCGGGACAACGCCCACCCTAAGCTGGGACAACTCCCTCTTTTACCAAGGATCGCATTATGCGTACGCATTTCGATGAGCTGGAAACAAGGCTTCTTTCGCCAAGGATATGGGGGGACATGGGTGCCCCTGAGTGTATGAACCCATCTGGAAGCTCTTACACAGCTCCCAGTGGCAATCGTGCCTTCGGGTTCTTTGATGACTTCCATACGTTCAATGCAACGTCCCTAGATGGTCCGTACATGAACTTACTCACTACTGGTTGCACGGCTGCTTTGGCCGCCGACACCGCTAGTGCGAAGGGCGTGCTGGCTCTGGCTGTGGACGGCAACGCTGCCAACGATGAAGCTGTGATCAAGTGGGGCGGATTGGCGTCTGCACCATTCTTTTTGGCGAATAAAGACTTGGCATTTGAGTGCCGCCTGAATGTCAGTGCCATCACGGCAGCCAAGTGGTCGGTTGGGGTCGGTCTCGGAGAGGCCAACATGATCGTGACCGATGGCCTTTTCGTTGACACGACTGGCGCGCTGGCTGACAAGAACTTTTTCGGCTTCAACAAGCTGCTTGCAGAAGCTGGCGTGTTCGATGGTGCCTACAAGGCTGATGGTCAGACCTATCAGAACGGTGCCACCAAGACGAAACTGGACGCATTGCACACAGCAGTCGCTTCCACTTACGTCAAGCTCGGGTTCCGTTACCGTGCGCATCCCAAGTCGATCGAATGGTACGTCAACGGCGTTCGACCAGGCGGAAACACGTCGCCTGCACGCCTGACGGCTTCCGAGATCGACGCGGCGACGTTCCCCGACGATACGTTCCTGGCGCCGATCATCGGCATCAAGGACATTGGCGGGGACACAGCACTGACCGTCAATATCGACTGGTGGGCTTGCGCTCAGTACGAGTAAAAGTCTGTTGGCTGATGAGAGGCGGGCGGGCAGTTCGCCTCTCCAGTCGAGGATTGAGCATCTAGGCGTTTAGACTGGGAGCAGCATA